GGGAGCTGTCACGAAGTTTACTGCTTCTGAATCGGCAGAAGCTTTTAAGTACATGGCTCAGGCAGGCTGGGACGCAAAAGAGATGATGGACGGTATCGAAGGTCTTATGTCCCTGGCGGCCGCCTCTGGAGAAGATCTTGGAACTACGTCCGATATTGTAACGGACGCATTGACGGCATTCGGAATGTCTGCAAAGGAAAGTGGAAGGTTTGCGGATGTTATGGCCATGGCTGCAAATGCGACAAATACAGACGTTGCAAAAATGGGTGATACATTTAAGTATGTAGCACCGGTTGCCGGCGCTCTCGGATACAGCATAGAGGATACCGCGGTGGCGATCGGATTGATGGCTAACAACGGAATTAAGGCATCACAGGCTGGTACGAGCTTGAGAAGCCTGCTTACAAATCTTACGCACCCTGTGGGCCAGGCAGAGGATGCCATTAACGACCTTGGTATTAGCATAACAAATGCTGATGGATCAGTGAAGCCGTTATCACAGACATTGCAGGAATTGAGGTCGAAATTTAGTGCCTTATCTGAAGCAGAAAGAGCTCAGTATGCTGCGATGCTGGCCGGACAGGAAGGAATGAGTGGACTTCTGGCTATCGTAAACGCATCCGATCAGGATTTTGCAGATCTTACAGAGCAGATCAATAACAGCTCCGGAGCCGCACAGGAGATGGCGGATATCATGATGGACAACCTTTCCGGAAAATTCGAGCTGTTTACAGGAGCATTGGACTCCATGAAAATGTCTCTAGGTGAGAAATTCAAGCCATATCTCATGGAAGCACTCGACTGGCTTACTGACAAAGTTCCAGATGTCGAAAATGCGCTTCTTACAGCGATGAACTCTTTTGATCGTTTTGTGGACAAAACAAAATCGAAAATAGATGAGTTTACGGCAACGGATGAATGGAAGAATGCGGACCTGTTTGGCAAAATCAATATCGCCTGGGACGAATTAGTAGCAGAACCGTTTTCTGACTGGTGGAATGGATCAGGAAAGGTGAAAGTGGCCGG